TCCCAGTTGCTGCAGAGCGTCCATACGCTTACGCACGTACCGACTGGGCTCCAACTGGTCTAAACGGATTCTACGTTTGGACTGACGGAAGCGGTCCTGTTGTATTTACCGCACCAAACGCTAAGTCACCTACTGCGATCAACATCGAGAGCGCTGCAGCTACTTATGCTAGCTCGACCGGTACTGCAACTCTTACCTTCAGCGATGCTCACGGTATCTCGGCTAATGACCAGATCTATGTACAGAATGTTGGAGCAGCCTTTAACGGCACCTACACTGTATCTGCATCTGTCGGCGCAACGGGTACTGGCGGAACATACACTGTTAGCTACGTAAGCACTGGCGTCACCGATGCCATTACTAGCTTCGACGTATCAGCTGGTGCTCGTGTAACCGTCACTAACTCGGTAAGCGAAACTCACCCAGCTCCTACCGCTGTAACTAGCGCACAGCTTGGTGCTGACGCTGATGACACCAGCTACAACGTACCTGGAAACATCAACTACAACGCTGACAACGACATCGACAACATCATCGTTTCGAACGAGTCAGAGTAACAACCACTAAGTAAAACGGGTGGCGGACTGGTCTAATAAACTAGTGCGCCACCCGTTAAACTTATAAGAGAGGTTTATATGACAAATAACTTTTGGATTCAGGCGGACGAGCTTGGTGACTACTCATACACAGAGTTCACCGAAGAAGCTGTCCGTACTGCGTCATACCTTCTCTGGGCCATGTCAGGTCGCAAATACACTGGTGAAACCACGGTAACTGAGCGTTACACCTGTACTCTACGCAATAACCGACTAGGCCCTTCAACTAAGACTAACTCTCCAGTCCTTTTTGGCGGAGATGTTTACAACATTCCTTCGGGAGATTACGACGAGTATTCGGAACTAACTTCTGACGGTATGTCCCCCGACTCGCGCATCCGACTACGCGGGCGTCCAGTAACTAAGATTCACGCCATTCGTAACCGTCTTGGCGACATAATCGATCCGTCTAACTACTACCTCGTTGATCACTCGACTGTTCACGTTAAAGCCGGAACTCCTTGGACTCCATGCAATACCGAGGTTACTTACTCGTACGGCACTCCAATTCCTGCTGTAGGTAAAATGGCAGCTAGAACTCTTGCAATCGAGTTTATTAAGCTTTGGTCAGATGATGAAACTTGCCAGCTCCCTCAGCGCGTGACTTCCGTAGCGCGTCAGGGCGTCTCGTATACGATTCTTGATCAGCAGGAGTTTATTCAAGAGCTACGTACAGGAATGTACGTAATTGACCTTTTCATCAAGACTGTAAACCCAGATGGCGCTCGTCGTAAATCAAAAGTATTCTCTCCAGACCAGCCTAGAGCTCGACGCTACTCACCAAAAGCACTTGCACTTACTGCTGACGCTGATTTCGATCTATCCTTGATTAAGGGTGCCTCTGCAAGCTGGACATCTACTGGTCTCGACGTTGATCTAAGTAATTTTGAAGAAGACTGGGAGCCACTGGTTCAGATCAATAGCTACAGCGGAATTCGTTCTACCAATCTAGATAGCTCTGACATAACTTTATCCTCCAACAACACTGTCCTGAGCTTCACTGTTCCGTATGCAAAGGCAAACGCGGCCCTAGGAATGGTAGACCCTGGTTATTGGACTCTTTACGCTACAAAGACTATTGATGGTGTAGAGAACCTAGTAGAACTTGCTTCTGGAAACCTCCAGATCAAGATGTATAGCTAAGAAAAGAGAGATTATGTCAGAGATGATGACTAACTTTACTGCTGCTGACATGCCTGGAGCAGCTAAGCCTGCCCCTAAAGTTGCTCCTGCCAAGAAGGTAGCTGCTAAGCCAGCTCCTAAGGTAGAAGCTCCTAAGGTAGAAGAGCCAGTAGCAGAGGTTGTAGTTGAGGCAGAACCTGCCGTTGACGCTGTAGAGGAGTAAAAATGTCAACCACCGCTATTGATTTTACTGGTGTAGCCGAGGATGCAACGCATCTAAGGGATATGATGTCTGGCGTTCTTGAGAAAGTTCAGGCTGTCTTTCAGAGCTACAACGTCAACCTACCCAACAGACAGTATTGGACTGTTGGTACGCCAGTAATTGATTGTGAACAAGTGGTTGTCTCCTTCATTCAGATGTACCTAGGCGCTCCGGGGGATGAAGCTCAGCAGCCTCAGCGTTGTAACGTCCCTCGGAGTGCGGTACTTTCTATTTCTATTGCACGACAAATTCCTATTGTTGGCCAAAACGGTCGCCCTCCTAGCGCACAGGCTATAGAGCGAGCTTCAGAAAATACCGCAATTGATGCTTACGTACTTATGGACTGCGTCCGAGAGTTTGACATGTGGGACAACACTGGCTATGGTCTAGGCGTGATTGCTACTGTTGATGTAGGCGAGGCTCAGGGCGGTTTTCAAACTGTAAACATGCAGCTAACTATGGCGGTCCCATAAAATGCCTAAGGGATTACCTGACAGCTGGGGATCTTGGGCGGTAGGTCGAGCTTCACATGCCATGAACCGCAAAGGGCGAGGTGGCTCTAGAGGTGGAGGATTTAGATCCGCTTCGCAAGTTCAGTTTGCCTACAGATTTAAGGGACTAAAGCTTTACGAGCCAGAGTTCAAAATAATGATCAACGGGGATGATGGCCTCGTTGGAAGATACGTAAAAAGAAAAGCTCGCGCTATTGTTAGTGCCGCTAAAGCTCAGGCTGGATATAAGACCGGAGCCCTGAAAAAGAGCATCCATTTTAGACACACTACCCATGCCTACGGGCACAAGCTTTGGATTGGCTCTCGTCTTTCTTATGCGTATATGCATCACGAGGGAACAAAGCCTCACGTAATATTGCCCAAGAAGACAGAAGTCTTGAGATTCACTAAGGGCACCAGAGTAATCTACACTAGGGCAGTGAATCACCCTGGCACGAAGCCTAATCGCTACCTATCTAACCAATTAGCATTGGCCCTTATCTAGTACAATAGACGTGTGGCACTATTTTGTGCTGCCATGACATGTACAAGAAAGATAACAATGACTGCTAGATTCAAGGACTTTGGCGGAAGCCAAGACGAGGCTCACGAGCCACTATCATTCAAGCTTCACGGTGAAGAATTTCACTGCAAGCCTGCCATTCAGGGAAAATTTCTTCTAAACCTAATTGCTGACTCATCTTCGACCAACGTAGAAACATCTACCAAAGTGGTTACCGAGTTTTTCTCTAAGGTATTGATCAAGGAAAGTGCTGATCGCTTTGATGAGCTTCTTAGCTCAGACAAGATTGTTACCGTCGAGACCCTAGCTGAAATCACTGAGTGGTTGATGTCACAGTACACTGACCGCCCGGAAGAGCAGCCAGAGAGCTAATCGGCTGGGCAATAGATCTCTGGCCATATGTGAATGGAAAAGCAATAGTGCACGGACTCCGACTATCTAGTATGGACGCATCAGACATGATTGATGTGTTGCACTATTTCTTCGAGGAAGATGCTCTAGCTGTTAGTGAAATTCACGCTGAAACTAGATCTCAGATACGTAAGGGTATATATGGGCAACTATATGGAACTCCTTATGCATATTCTAGTGACAAATCTAAGCCGCAGAGGCAAGAGGCATGGGGGGTTGACTCGGGTGATGCTAAACCATACATTCCCCCTACAGAGTTTGACCCAGATGCTTTCAATCCGTTTGGTAGCGTCCTAGACGCTCCAATTATTTAATTTAGAAAGGAGGCCGTTGTGGCTATTGTTGGAGAAGCCCACATAATCGTTAAAGCGATTACTTCGGGTGTAGAGCGGGATATCCGCAACGGCTTCCAAAACGTAGAAGGAGCTGGAACCGACGCTGGTAAGCGTCTAGGTTCGAGCTACGGAAACGGCTTTTGGGCTGGGTACAACTCCAGTCGTGGCTCTAAAGTATTTGACAAAATACGTGACGGCCTCCGATCTTTAGATGGCGAAGCCGATAGAGCCCTTAAAACTTTCCAGAGCCTTGCCACCACTAACTACTTTGCTAGCGGTGCCTTTGGAGTTTTGGCTGGTACTATCGGCCAAGCCGTAGTGGGCTTAGGTGCTTTAGTTGCTGCCGCGGCTGGTGCAGCTAGCTCTCTTGTTGCCGTCGGAGCCGCGGCTATCTCCGCCAAGATCGGATTTGCCACCATAGGATTTGCCATGAAGGGCATTTCCCAAGCGGTATCATCTGCAACCTCGGCAAACAAGTCTTACACCAAATCACTACGAGAAGCTAAGTTCGAGGCAGAAGAAGCAGCACTAGCAGTGGACGATGCGTCCCTCACGCTAGAAAAAGCAATAGAAGCTCGAAACCGCGTAGCAGACCTACCAGCCAACAGCCGTGCACGACGCGAAGCTGATCTTAACGTTAAAAAAGCTGAACTAGCCCTGCGTAGAGCTAAGGACGCAGAGAAGAATGGCGCAAAGGATAAAGCCGCGGGGAATGATCCATTCGCTGGGCTAACCCCTTCTCAAAAGGACTTTGCCAAATACCTAGTCAGTATTAAGGGCAAACTAGATGAACTTAGAGAATCAGTAGCAAGTGGCTTTTTGCCTAAGCTCAAGACTGCTATAGAGAACCTACTGAAGAGCACATTTCCTACTCTTAAGGTAGGTCTTAAGCAGGTTGGCGTTGCCATGGGTGACGCGGCTATAGAATTCTCTAAAGTTTTTGACGATCCTCAGGTGCAGGCCGATCTCACTAGGTTCTTTACTAACGTATCTACAAACGTAAAACCACTAGGTAAGATCCTAGGAAACTTCTCAGTCGGGTTGATCCGATTCTTTAACGCTGCTCAGCCTCTGACTGAGACCTTTGTGAAGTGGGTCGGAGAAATTGCCGAGAGCTTCAAGCAATGGACAATTAAAGACGAAGATGGAATTACTAACTTCCTAGTTCTTGCCGGAGATGCCGCAGCTATTCTAGGTGACGTTTTCAAAAATGTCTTCAAAGGCCTCGGCGCTATTATTTATGAAAACATCAAGCCTGGCAGTGGCGGATATGAGCTACTAACTTGGCTACGAGATGCAACAGCTAGCTTTGCAGAAATTGGTAAGTCAGAGGGATTCAGCGAAATCTTTAAAGAAGCAGCTAAGGGCACAAAGGCGCTGCTTCAAGTCATCGGTAAGGTAATTGGCTTTTTCCTGCAGTTTGCTGGAGATCCTAACGTAACGAAATTCTGGGAAACTATTCGAGACGGCTTCCCTTCGATGGAAAAGGTGGTTGGAGCTATCTCCAATGCCTTGCCTTCTATTGCCGAATTCATTAATGAAGTCGGAGGCATCTTCGCTACCCTAGGGGAGACAGACGGCCTGAAGGTCTTCTTCGATACTCTTAGAGACATCGCTAAGGTTGTAAAAGATGTTCTCAAAGCAATAGCGCCTTTCCTATCTTTCCTTGCTCCGATCTTGGCTGTCGTAACCGCGTTTAGGTTGTTTGGTAAGGTTTTGAAGTTCCTAGGGCTGGCTGGGCTAGGACTTGTGAATAAATTCAGGAACTTTTTCGGGGTCCTAAAGAAAGTCTTTGGTGTATTTACTAAGGGTAACAGAGACGCTAAAAAGGGCCAAAAAGAAGTTGGCGACAGTGTTGACCGCACTGAAAGAAATGTAAGACGTATGAATAAGGCTGTCTCTGCTACAGAGCTAGCCTTCAAAAAGATGAATACGGCTATTGCAAATGTCAATAAGTCGCTTACCGTATTCAAAGACAGAATTAATAAGGCCCTCTCTCCGCTTAGTAGATTAAAAACTAATTCTCGTAACGCTGCAACCCAGCTAAAGAACGTGAAGACTGAGGGCGAGAAAGCAGCCTCTAAGCTGACTCGAATTAAAACCGAGGGTGATAAAGCTCAGAGATCACTTGACAAGGTGAAAACCGCAGCTAGAAACGCTCGCTCGGAGCTTAAGTTGCTAGGCAACACTAAGTCAGCGCCTACTGTAGGTGGTGCTGGAGCAGGTGGTGCTAGAGGCGGAGTAGCTCCTATGGCACCTATGACGCCCGGGCTCGGTGCCGCCGCAGTTGCAGTGGGCGTACTTTCTGTCGCAGGGGCAATGGCCACTCAGGGCTTCGAAGCGCAAAAAGCCGAAAGACAGACTGGATTCCTTGTTCGAACCAACTCTGGGCTGGGAGGTGCTTCGAAAGAAGCTGCTGATCGAATAAACGCAATGGCTGACAGCCTCTCCATTTCCACGGGAATGGCAAAGCCTAATATCGTGGCTGCTCAGCAAATGTTTTTGAAGTATGGCCCGCTTGCCAAAACAGTCGGAAATGCAGGTGGCGCATTTGATAAAGCAACAGTACTTGCTGGAGACTTAGCCGTTGTACTAGGGACAGATGCTGCGGGAGCTGCGCAGATTTTGGTTGACGCCTTTAGGAACAACGAAACCGCAATTGCTGATCTGGAAACTCAGGGCATAACTTTCACTGAGGAAGAAAAGAAAAAGTACGAGGCTCTACTAAAGACTAAAGACCCTCTAGATGATCAGAATTATTTGCTAGACCTTCTTAAGGGCAAATATTCTGGTATGGCTACAGAATACGTCACAGCGACTGACAAGATCCAAAGAAGAGTAGAAGTATTTATATCCAGCATGGAAAAAGGCATGGCTAATCTAGTCGAGTCTTTTGCAGGGCCTATAGAGCTACTTCTCAGCACCTTTGATGCCGCAACAACTAAAGACCCTAAAAAAAGAGAAAAGGTAAACCAAGACTGGTTTTCTTTTATCCAAAAGAACTTTTCTTTTGCAATCCCTAAATTTGCATCTGGCGGTTACGTAAGTACAAAACCGAAGAAATTTGCTCCTGGAGGAGCCGTGTCAGGCCCTGGCAGCGGAACTTCGGACTCCATCTCTGCCATGCTATCTAACGGCGAGTTTGTTGTGAACGCTAGAGCTACCGCCCAGAACAGAAGTCTTTTAGAGGCAATAAACTCTAACCAGTCAGTTCCTGCATCTGCTCCAAACATATACGTGACCGTAAATCCGTCCGCGAAAATGGATGAAAGAGAGCTAGCCGCTCAGGTGTCACGCCAGATTGCTTTCGAGATCCGTAAGGGCGGTTACTAATGCCAGAATATTATGATTCTAGCGCGAACATAAATCCTGCTGTTCAGGCGGACGAAAACAAGCTAGTAAACAAGGCCTTATCAAGCCTACCCGCTCCTCACATTTCAGGGCTCAAGCTTCAGGCCGATATCTCGCTAGGTAGCCTAGTACTTAACACGATCGACGATGACGACATCATTTGGGTATGTACAGGCATCGAGGGCTGGTGGAACCTTCCAGATCCAGAGCTACCAGATCTTCCTCGCGGTTGGGGTGACGGTTCTTATGATGCTAAGGGTCGCTACACTGCGAGACTCATGACGCTAACTGGCTCGTTTCTTACTCAAGACCCGTCTCAGGTTGAAGCTGCCAGACAAAAGCTATTTAATGCCATTGACTTGGTATACGATGGCGCGGACTTAGTTGTTAAAGAATCTCCAGTTATCAAGACTACTTTTGTTCGACTTAGCGGTAGACCAGAGATCGCCAATACCCGAGCTAGGGGTAGAACAGACTTCTCTATCGGCCTTAGAGCAGCTGACCCAATTAAGTACGAACATCTTTACACTTCAAGCCAAGCTGGTTCAGGTGAAACTATCGTAGATGGTTATAGAGAGAAATCTATCTCGGCTAATGGAAATACCACCTGTACAAATGCTGGCACGTTTAAGGTGCCAACTGTTCTAGCCATAGCAGGGCCAGTGAATGCAGGGGCAACTGTAGTCAACGCAATCAATTACTCGGACTCTAGCGTCACTGATGTCTCTGAAACGATAACAATAGTTACGGCTATTCCTAGCGGATCTACTCTAGAAATAGACTCCCTAAATAGAGAAGTAGTACTGGTCACCGGAAGCACTGTGGTGAATGCAAGAAGCTACATATCCACCCTTAGCGACTGGATCAGGCTTGAGCCTAGCTCTAAAGCAAGCAACACCATCACCTTCACAGCCTCGGGGGGTACCTGTACTGTAGCCTTCCGATCTGGCTGGATTGGCTAGTGTTATAATTTATATAAAGACAAAGACGAAAGTACAAAAATGGCGACCTTAACCACTCAGCAGACGCTCTCGGCTAACTATCGCTATTTCGTTTGCGATCTAATAACCAATGAGCTATTGGCAGAAATTCCGCTGAGCGGAGTATCTTATGGCCGATCAATTCGCGAAGCTGGGTCTTTCACTGGTGATATTCCGGTAAGCCCTGAAACTTATAATCTCAGTCTCTATGAAAACACCGTTCCGGGAAAAACAGCCCTATACATCGTGCGCAATAACCAGTGCGTTTGGGGTGGGGTTATTTGGTCTAGATCGTATGACATCAAAAATAAAATTCTAAATATCAGTGGTAACGAGTTCCCTAGCTACCTATACCATCGAGTGGCGTGGAAGACGTTTGATAACAACTACACCGCGACCGTGACACTAGGCACGGATGGTATAGGTAAGTTGGAGCTTCAGGATGACGAAACTTTTGATTTTGTAGCTAATATGCCAATTCAGTTGGTCTTTAAGTCCGAAAATACCAAGAAGTACGACGGCTACTACTACATAACTTCAGATCCAGCGCCTACTAACACAGTAGCCTATTTCACCGCTCAAAAGGACGATGCTGGTTTAATTTCAGTACAAGGAGTCACTCGACAAGATAACGAAACCTCCGTGTATGTGAGACAAGACACCTATGAGTATGCTCGTGATTTGTTAAGTGCACTAGAACTAGACTTCTACGGCCCTATCTTCGGAAACTCCGAGATCGAGCCTTCTCAGGTATTTGCGCAGATTATCACTACGGTATCTAGAACATCTAACGTTGCCACTGCAGTTTTTGCTAAACCTCACTACTTGATTGTTGGCCAAGGATTTACTGTTCGAAATACTGATACGGCGTTGGATGGTCGACATGTGGTACTGAGCGTTCCAAACGAGAACACCGTTACATTTGCTAGCACTGGCAATAACATTTCTTCCACTCCGCTAACATCAAATGAGTCCGCCATCTCTAGCTATTCAAGGGCGAGCACTGGCGTTGTTACGGTAACTACGGCTTCTTCGCACTCGTTTAATGTTGACGATGTTGTCGAGGTTAGCGGACTAACTAACCTAATAGATGGCACCCACGTAGTTACGGGAACTACCAGCACAACTCTAACCTTTCAGACCGAAGTTACTGTAGTCATCGCAACCAGCGAGCCCGCGGAAGGCGCTACCGTAGAGCGCAAAGCAGAAATCAGGTATGGGTCATACGGTGAATATTCTCAGAATTCGGGACTACAGTTAGACTTCTCTACTGGCGGATTTAGCGTCCAATCTCCACAGGATAACCACCCATTCCGCGGCCACGAACTTAAGTATGTTGGAGAAATCCTAGAAGAATACTCAAATAAGCCTGGTGGCTTTGAGTACCGAATTGATTGCAACTATGACGCTAACACTAACTCATTTACTAGAACTTTTGTATTCCTACCTCTAGAGCCAGACTCTTTAAGAGAGTATAAAGACGCTCTGCCAAATGCCAAACTTCCTGCTGGTAAATATGCCCCTCTGTCGGCATTTGAGGCAGATAACTATGTATTCGAACACCCTGGTAATATCTTGGAAGCTAGCATGGTCGAGTCTGCAGAAGACTCCGCAACTCGCTTCTGGGTGCAAGGCGACGACGACACCGATAACCCGGAAGCAGCCCTCCCCTATGCAGCTGAATCTAACTTTGACTATTTAGATCGTGGATGGCCTCTGCTTGATCAGGTGGAGAAAATTGATGGCGTCAGTGAAGAAACCATTCTTTACGATGAATATGCTACTCGAATGCTTTCTGAGTCAGTTCCTCCAATGTCGAGTTTCTCGATAACTGTTGATGGTTCTATTAGGCCTACCTTGGGAACATATAAGCCCGGGGATTGGTGTTCAGTAATCATCAATGATGATTTTGTGCAACTACGAATTCAGAGCGAACTAGAACCTGGCAGTTCTCAGGCCGACAGGGCTGGAGTTTTGCTTAGAAAGATTGATGCGTTCGAAGTATCGGTTCCAGAGAGCCCGACTGTACCCGAAGAAGTCACATTGACTTTAGTTACTGAAACTCAGGTTGACGCACCAGGTGCCACATTGATTGATCTGGACCCGACAATCATCAACACTACAAGCATTACTTTTGCTGTTAAATTTGATACCGAAAGAACTGCTAGCTCTACAACGGTTGCACTATTTAGGGGCGCTACTCAGCTGACCTCTTGGACTCTAGATGCTGATGACATCATTGATGCAACCTATTCAGCAACTGGTTTATCTGCTGGCACTAAGTATGAATTTGCACTAAAAGTTGACGGAACCACGTACGTAACTCAGTATGTAAAGACAAGGGCATCATAACCATGGGAATTAGACGTAGACGTAAAAAGCTGACCAGCCTCATATCCAATATGGATAAGAGGATCAGAACCGTAGAATTTAAGAAAACAGCCTATGGAGTTGCCAGCACCACGGAAGAAGTGTCTGCTAATGAAGAAGAGAACGGCAATGAGCCCGAAGGTTCGGTGTACTCCGCAACGCTACCTAACCCTTGGACTCGCGTAAAGCGAGCATATTTCCACCCGTCTAACGTAGTAGCGGGAGATAGGTTCGAGCTACTTTTCTACAACACTGAAGGTATCGAGTCTGTTTCTGGTTCTTCGGTAGAGCGCGGGGACTACGTCTCTATCTCTGCACTAGGTAGGTCTGCAGCTCCAATTGTGACTGTTGGTAGGACATACTTTAAAAATACTAATGCCAGTAACCCTTACTACACTTGCCGTGCTCACGGTACTCCTAGCTGGACCCTTAGTGCAACTAATACGCGTGAAACATTAAAATTCAATGGTAATCAGGTATACGTCCCGTTGCCTATCTCGGGAGATACTTTTGGTACGGTAACTCACACCTATCTGTTCTCCCACAACACGTCTCTTACGGGTAACTCGCCTAGATATTCTCTGGCGACTAGGGCACTGATTGCTTCGCACTCGGCAACGACAACTACCGCCACCCTAACCATCTCAGGAACTTCACACCACTACACAGAAGACGACATCATTGATGTCAATGATCTTCCTGAAGCATACCGAGGGGTAGATGGCCTGTTCAAAGTGACGTCGGTAACTTCTACCACTATTAGCTATGACTTTGATACCCCTCTAAGTGCATCAATATCTTCTGCGACAGCCTCTTCTGGCACTTACATCTACTCTGTTGCTCAGAAGTATGTCAGGGTAGGCTCTACTTGGTTTGACACGGCAAATGACAATAAAGTCTATTATTGGAACGGCATTAGATATCAAGTTGGTCAGGTTGCTGGATTGAGCAACGACGGCTCTGCGCCTAATCCGCCAACTAACCTCACTCTAACTACCAGCGGATACAACCGACCTGACGGCACTTCTAGATCTAGGGTAGATCTTTCATGGACTGCTCCAACGACATCTGCTAATGGTAATACGCTAGATGATTTGCTCGGGTATAAAATTAGGATCAGCGAGACTGGATACAGTAACTGGCGAGACACGAGAGACCTTATTGGTCCTGACACATCCGAGACAATAACCAACTTAGATCAGAATAAAGAGTATTTTTTCCGTGTAACTGCTTACGACTCTTTTGGTAACGAATCAACAGGGCTCGACGATAGTGTTGTTACTGGTGTAGCTGCTTTAGCACTAGATAAACTTTCAGCACCAACGATCCCCACCCCCCGCTTAGGAGTCGTAGCGGTTTCTTGGGATGGTAAGACGTATTCTGGTGGTGTAGTTGCCCAGGACATGGTGAAGTTTGTAGAGGTTCACGCCTCGACTACAAGTGGATACACGCCAAGCGAAAGTACTTTAGTTGGTAAAATCTATAGAGCCAAGGATCCGTGTAACGTATCCGGGCTTACATACAATGCCACCTATTACTTTAAATTAGTGGCTGTTGATACTAACGGTAATTCAACAACGCCATCAGAACAAACTTCAGCGATCATTACACCTCTTGTTGATACTGACATTATTGGAAAAATTCTTGATGGTGCTAACATCAAAAACGGTAGCGTAACTGCGTCTGATGTGATTATTGGTAACACCATCACAGGCGGTCTAATTCAGGCCTTAGCTATTACAGCCGGTAAAATTGACACTAATGCAATCACGGCAGATAAGATCAATGCCGGAGCAATTACTGCTGTAAAGATTGATACTGGTGCAATTGAGGCATCGAAAATATTAGTAACTGATACTTTTGCCTATAGAAACTCCGCATATACCCTAGGTCTCTCCTACGGGCAAAATGCAGTAGACGGTCAGCTTGGCACTGCCGGTATTTCTTTTGAAAATGGCTCTGGCACTAGCTTTGGTTGGCTTGGTTCTTGGCTTAACGGTGCGATAGAGTTGGGCACTAATTTTACTTTAAATTATATTGACCTATATGACAATAACACTATGTTCATACGTGCAGAGGATAATTTTAGTCTACAGGGTGGAACTGGCGCTCTGAATATGTCAACAGATTCCACAACCCTCTACTCCGATACAGACTTAGATCTAGGTACTTTTAATAATTCATATAGCGTTAATATCGTCGGCCCCCTCAGAAATCTGTATGGATATCAGAGAACTCCTGCCACCACGGTGCCTAATATGGTAATCAGTAGCCAAGGGCTTATCTATAGAACTACTCACGTGAACTCGAGCTTGAGGTATAAGACAGACGTGGTTCCCTTGGAGTTTGACATGGATAAATACCTATCATTGATGCCAGTGCTCTACAAATACAAACCAGAGATTGTTTCCGAAGAAGATTCTAAGAAAATATTTAGTGGATTTATTGCTGAAGAATTGGATGCAGCAGGCTTTACAGACCTAATTGATTATGATGATAAGGGCAGACCCGATGCCCTGAAATATGATAGACTTACTGCCTACCTACACTCTGTCGTGCAGAATCAAGAAGCTAGAATTAAAGAATTAGAGACAAAGATTGGAATGCCATAATGCCTTGGGTCTATTCTATTGAACCAGTATCTGACTACCCGAATGGTGATAGTCAGTATATTCCTCACGGAGTGAAGGTTGTAAAAACGTTTTACTCTGATTCTGGAGAAAATATGGTATCTGTAGATACTACTGTTCAAGAAGCGATTGCCGAATCTGATACAGATATCTCAGAGGAATACTATAATGAAGTTATAGCATCTTTAAAAAACCAAATAGATCTAATGTTTTCACTTGCAGCTGAGAATCAACTTCCCTTTGTATCTATAGGCTCTGTATTTGGCAATAGACTAGTTTCGGCTCTCGGGGATGTAGTCGTATTCGCTAGGGAGAGAGACAATGAGTAACGATCAAATTCCAATTAATGCCGACACGCTGGTGAAAGTATACGAGTCTCTTCGTATTAGATTCGCCAATTCCCTGCTCACGTGCTCTGAATTAGAGATCCTTCTCTCCATAGAGAAAGATAAGAATGCTGAACTAGAGAAGTTGCTGGCTAATAATAGTAAAGAACCTAAAAATAAAGACAATGTTTGAAGTAAAAGACGGAGCTAGAACGCTTCAATTCAACGGTAAGCTTTTAGGTAGGTCTACCTCAAAAAGACACGACTCTACTCGCTGGATTGAGTTTGCGCTATATAAAACAGACAGCGGATCCTACATCTTGTCTCGTATCGGCGTCTCTTTAGTATTTCATGGAGCAGCTTGCCCTCTTGTTCGTAGATATGGTTTACAGGAGAGCCCGTACTCGAATATAGACAAGAAGTCCGTGCCATGTGTTGAGTGCAACCCATCCGAAGAGGCCGAGCTTGTATTTCCTGAAAAGTATCGCCACTGGGCTCAGGTGTCCGAAGAGCCTGGCGCGGTGCTAGATGCTCTTTACAAGTACGATGACAACGGCGCACGCTACTTAACAAACGTTGCGCAAAGGTTGCTCGAAGAAGCGTCTAAGAACGATGAACTGATCGCGGACATCTATAAAATAGAGATAATTCCCTAACAAGACACCCTAGTTGCAAAGACTAGGGTTTTTTGCTAATATAAATTTCTTATCGAAAAGGATTTATATGGCAGGACTAGAAGGCATTCAGCTAGAGCTGGTAGATAGTGCCGAACAAGCATCTAAGTTTATTACTTGGCTTGGTGAGAGGCGTCCACTAAATGCCATTGCCATTGACACCGAGACCGGAGAGCTTCCGGGGAATCCGCGTGACCACGCTCTATCACCTTGGCATGGACGTCTGCGCCTAGCTCAGGTTGGCGACGGCATGACTGGCTGGGCCATTCCTTGGGATGAGTGGGGTGGTGTTTTCTACGAAGCCATGGATAAATTTGATGGGCCTATTGTCTGCCACAACATTGCCTTCGAGGCCAAGTGGTTTGAAATCCAATCTCGATGGAGCATGCCTTGGCATCGATCACATGACACGATGATCATGGCGCAGCTAATTGATCCGCTTGGTCAAGGTGGTCTAAAGCCCCTCACTGAACGTTATGTTGATCGTCACGCTGCTTACCTACAGACTCAGCTGGACGTAGGACTGTCTGCCAATGGTTGGACGTGGGGAACTGTTCCAACGACCTTTGCACCTTATTGGTCTTATGGCGCACTAGACACAATTCTCACGATGCGACTCTTTGAGCAATTCTGGGAGAAGTGCGCTCCGGGGCGTCCGTACTCTCAGGCCTACGAGCTAGAGATGAATACTCGCCGTATCGTAACCCGCATGGAGCTTAACGGTGCTCGCCTAGATCTGGATTACTCGCAGAAGAAATTTAATGACTTGCTTCAGTACACCGAGCAGGTGAAAGACTGGGTACAGAAAACATACAACGCTTCAGTTACAAGTAACCCTCAGATGGCGCGCGTGTTCGAAGAGCAACTCGGATCTCAGATTACCGAGACCACCCCTAGTGGACAGAAGTCACTAACTAAAGACCAGCTCAAGCTATTCACTATCCACGGCTCTGAAGAAGTTAAGCAACTTGCAGACACGATGCTAAAGCAGCGTAAAGCTGACAAGCTTGCAAATACTTATTTCCTAAACTTCATCAATGACAACGTGAATGGATTTGTTCACCCGTCAGTAAAGACCATGGGTGCTCGTACTGGACGTATGTCTATTCAGAACCCTGCACTGCAGACCCTACCTAAGGGCGACGACACCGTACGCCGTGCATTCCTTCCTAAGGATGACGACCACGTAATTGTCACTTCCGACCTTGACCAGGTTGAGTTCCGTATGTTCTCTTCACTGTCTGGGGATGCAAACCTAATCAACCTCTTCAACATGGCCGATGCAACTGGCTCTGACCCATTCACTGAGATCGGTCGTGAGATCTATGCTGACCCGACTATGCAAAAGTCAGATAAGCGTCGTAGCCTAATCAAGGGTGTGGTCTACGGGCGTCTATATGGTGCTGGTGTTTCGAAGCAGGCTCTTACTGCTGGAGTTCCAGAAGAACAGATGCGTGCAGTGTCTAACGCATTCGATGATCGCTTCCCTGGAATGTCTTTGTTCCAAAAGAAGGTGGAAGATATTGGAATGCGTCGTCTACGGGCGGAGGGTCAGGGCTATGTCAATACTTGGACTGGGCGTCGCCTACCTTGTGATGAAGACCGCGTTTACACCCTTGTCAACTACCTGATTCAGGGTGGTGCAGCTGAGGTATTTAAGTCAAACTTGATCAAGTTGGATCAAGCCGATTTGACGGATCTTTTGATTGTCCCCGTACATGACGAAATTGTGCTAAATGCACCTCGTAAAGACGTAGAAGAGATCAAAAAGCTAGTGCGAGAGTGTATGACTACTCGCGACGGGTGGGCCGTGCCTCTCACGGCTGATGTTGATGGACCTCTAGAAAACTGGGGAGAAAAGTACTAATGAAATATATCTTGGCCGTTGATCCCGGAAAAGCCACCGGAATGGCACTATTTAGCCTAAAATCAGGCTCTGAGCCAGTCCTAGAGTGGTCTGGAGAGTTCCAACAGCACGAATACGCAGCACCGATCCGAGCCTCTCTATCGGCCGTACAGGGCGAATTAGAGGTGGTCTGTGAACGATTCACGATCAATGCTCAGACAGTAAAGAACTCTCAAGCGCCCTACTCGCTTGAGCAGATCGGTATTCTCAAGCAGTGCCTTATGGACGTTGGCCGTGCGGCCGATGACATCTATTTTCAAAGCCCTGCGGACGCAAAAGCCATGTTTTCTAACGAAAAGTTGAAGAAGCTTGGCTACTGGCACAAAGGTGGCGAAGGCCACGCACTTGACGCCATCCGACACGGTCTGCTAAGGTGCATTAAGTCTGGTTGGAAACCAGTACAATTATTAAATTAGTTATTATCAAAAAAATAACTTGACAAAGTTTTTTTCTGATAATATAAATATACGTAAAGACGCAAAGGATAAAAATGTCAGTTTTTGTTGAGCTAGAGGAATCTGGCGTAGACATCATTATTAACGCCGAGTGGCGTCTAAAAGAGCTGTGCAAGAGCATTCCTGGCGCTACTTGGAACTCTAAGGAAGGCGTCTGGCGACTAGCTGCGTCTTGGGCTGGATGTCTGGCCTTGCGCTCTACCTTTAAGGAAAGCCTTGAGATCGGCCCTCGCTTGGCCGAATGGGCGAAGAACGAAAAGCTTAACCGTATTGACCCATCAAACCACCTACGCGATGTAGACATGATGGAAGACGGAGATCAGGATCTGTTTCCTCACCAGCGTGCAGGAGTCGAGTTCCTAGCCACTGCTCGCCGTGCTCTTCTAGCTGACGAGCCTGGACTTGGCAAGACTGCTCAGGCTATCCGCTCGCTGAAGCGTCTGCACGACAAAGGCGAAGCAGTTTTTCCGGCACTAATCGTGTGCCCAAATACTTTGAAGAAGAACTGGGAGCGTGAGTTTGATAAGTGGTGGCCTGGAGTAAATGTCACCGTTATTGGAGGATCTGCTACGCAACGTCGTGCTCAGTTTGAGAGTGACGCCGAGGTTTATGTAATTAACTGGGAGTCTTTGCGTAGCCACTCTCGCCTCGCTCCCTATGGTTCAATTGCTCTAGCTCGATGCCAAGACTGCGACGGGCATGACTCGCGTATTACGCCTGCTCGTTGTGAAGTACACCGCCGTGAGCTAAACACTATTGACTTCAAGGCTGTCATTGCTGACGAGATTCACCGCTCTAAAGACCCTAAGTCTAAGCAGACTCGCGCTCTTTGGGCCGCCACTGGCGAAGCTGATATCCGCTATGCACTAACTGGTACTCCAATTGCCAATGATGTTGTAGATCTTTGGCCAATTCTTCACTGGATCTCTCCAGAAGAATGGCCAAGCAAGACTCGCTGGATTGACCGCATGATCAACACCATGCTCAACGCATTCGGTGGAATGATGGTTCTTGGTGTAAAGCCAGACATGGAGCAAGAGTTTTACGCAGCTATCAATCCACGCATGCGCCGTATGCTCAAGGCTAAGGTTCTACCTTGGCTACCTGCTGTGCTCACGGAGCGTCGTGACGTCGAGATGGGTGCTAAACAAGCTAAGGCCTATAAGCAGATGCTCGAGAACATGATTGCTTTGATTGAGGCCCCCGATGGTACTCTCGGAGATGCAGTTGTTGCGCCTAATCCTCTTACTCAGGCCCTGCGTCTACTACAGTTTGCTAGCTCTTACGCAACCATCGAAGTAAATGAATCGGGACAAGAGAGCCTTATTTTGTCAGACCCTTCTTGTAAGGTTGATGCTCTGATGGATGACATGAAGAATGGTGACTTTGGCGATGACTCTGTTGCAGTCTGTGCCGTATCACGCCAGCTGATTGAAATCCTAAGTGCACGTCTTACAAAAGAAGGCATTGCTCATGGATTGATCACTGGCTCAATCACAGCTGAAGATCGCCAGAAGGCTATTGATGACTTCCAGTCTGGAAAGACTAAGTGGATCCTTTTCACCGCACAGGCAGGTGGTGTGGGTGTTACCTTGACAACAGCACGTCGCCTTGTTATGCTTCAAAGGCCATGGTCTCTTGTTGACTACAAGCAGGCTTTGGACCGTGTTCACCGTATTGGCTCTGAGATTCACGATTCAGTGATTATCACCGACTACGTAACTCAGGGGACTGTCGAAGAGCGTGTAATCCAGGCTCTAGACACTAAAGCTGACAATTTTGAGCAGATTGTTCGTGACAAGCACCAGCTGCTCCAAATGCTTAAAGAAAGCAAGGCAACTCTATAATGACGACCGAACCTATTCGCATCTCTAACTCTGAGATTCAAACCTTCAAGGATTGCCGTCGCCGGTGGTGGTTTACTTACTATCGTCGTCTCAAGCCAAAGATGGCTGAGTTTACTGGTGCACTGGCGCTTGGATCTCGTATCCACGAGGCCCTAGATCAGTACTACAGCTCAAAGATGGAGCGTGACCTACTTCAGATCCACGCTGAACTAGTTGCTGCAGATATGAAGACTCTTACCGACGAGTTTCGTGACACAACCAGCCTAGAGACCGAAGCTGAGCTTGGACGCGTAATGCTTGAGGGCTATCTAGAGTGGATGGAACTCGAAGGTATTGACGCAGAGCTAGAAATGATCTCTACTGAAGAGATTATTGAGCGTCCAATGATGGATGGTCGCGTCACCCTTCAGGGAAAGATTGACATGCGTGTTCGTCGCAAGATTGACGGCGTTCGTATGTTCCGTGACTTCAAGACCGTTGGTGGATCTTTTGCTGACTTTGGATCTATCGCCCACATGAACGAGCAGGTCCTGACTTACATGGTTCTAGAGGAAGCTCAGAACAAGGATGGCGAACGCTCAGAGGGTGGTATCTTTACGATGCTTCGTAAGGTTAAGCGCGGTGCTTATGCTAAGCCACCGTTCTACGACCAGATTGAGGTTCGTCACAATAGGTTTGCACTTCGTGCCTTTCTAGAACAATTAGAAGGCACCCTCGAAGACATGCTTCGCGTCCGTGACGCGTTGAATGACGGAGAGAGTCACTTTAAGCACGTCTACCCTAAACCAAGCAAAGACTGCAAGTGGAAGTGTCAATTCTTCGCTATCTGCCCGCTGTTTGACGACGGCTCGGCAGCAGAGGCCGCTCTGAGCGACGCGTTTGTGTCATCCGACCCATACGGTTACTACGGAATTACAGAAGAGAAAGGAAGTGAGTAAGAATGTCGGAAGTCGATCGCAGTTTAACAATTATGGTTTATGGCGAATCGAAGGTTGGTAAATCAACCTTTGCCGTTACAGCACCTTACCCACGCCTAATGCTCGACGTTGAGGGTGGACACCGATTCCTACCTATCAACGTTAAGTATTGGGATCCGATGACAGAGGAACCACCATTGGCTGACGGAACTTGGGACACTGTTGTTGTCCAGGTCCGTGAGTACGACGTTGTTATGAAGACGTTCCAGTGGCTTCAGTCAGGTAAGCACCAGTTCAAGTCCTTGATTATCGACTCAATCTCTGAGTTGCAGGTCAAGTGCATGGACAACATTGCAGGAACCGAACAGATGAAGATGCAACAGTGGGGCGAATTGCTTCGCCACATGGGTGCGCTACTTCGTGATCTTCGTGACCTAACAATGCACCCAACTCAGCCTCTTGAGGCTGTAGTTCTGACCGCTATGGCACGTAAGGGTCAGGACGGCGTTTACCGTCCTTATCTACAGGGTCAGCTAGCAATTCAGGCCCCGTACTTCTATGACATCCTAGGCGCAATCACAGTGGAACAGTTCCCTAACCCGGACCCACTGCAGCCTCCATACAAGGTGCGACGCATGTACGTTGAGCGCACACCTGAGTATGAAGCTGGAGAACGCGTCCAGGGTCGTCTAGGAAAAATCGTCGAGCAGGGAGACCTTGGTGTCGAACGCATGCTCGATGTAATCTTTGGCGAAAAGACAAAGACCACAAAGAAAACAAGTAACTAAGGAAAATCATGAGTTCACTCAACTGGAGCGACCTAATCAAGGACGCTGGAGAACCTACTAGCTACGAGCCACTACCTGATGGTGACTACGAACTAAAGGTTATCGAATCAAAGGCTAAGAACACCCAGTCTGGCAAGACTATGTTCAGCATCACCACCGAGGTTCAGGGTGGCCCGCACGCAAAGCGTCGTGTCTGGGACAACCTGACCGTATCACCTGAGAACCCAAAGGCATTGGCTATCTTCTTCTCGAAGATGGAGTCCCTAGGTCTACCTCGTGATTTCTTCACCGCGTCTAACCCAAGCAACGCTCAGATCGAGCAGGCCCTACTAGGTCGCTCGTTCCGCGGAACGCTAGGTAAGAAGACCTACAACGGTACTGTCAGCAATGAGATTACCAAGTACTTCCGCCTAGTGGCCGATGCAACTGCCGGAGCACCAGTACCACCTGCTCCAGCTGCGGCACCTGCACCTGCTCCAGCTGCTCCAGTAGCCACTCCGTTTGACGGACCGTCGGTTGCTAACGCAGCACCTGCACCTGCTCCAGCACCAGCACCTGCGGCTCCTGTTTCATCAGAAGAGCCGTTCTAAATAAAAGTATCGAGGGGGTGTCTTATAGGCACCCCCTCTTTATTTATAAAGGGTTAAGATGAAAGTACTATTTACTGGAATGCTGTCCGCCCACTGTAAGGTGCCGACAGATGTCTCAAACAAGACTTTTTACACTGCATTTTCTTTAGTGTTTAGAGATCTATATCCAGAAGCTGAAATTGAGTGGAAAGCGCCGTCTCTAGCGTGGGACGAGGAATATCTTTCACAATATGATTTCATTTTTATTGGAATGGTGCCACCTACTTCGATGAGCGCCAACATGATCTACGGAACCCTTAAGTGTCTAGACACCGTCTACGATTGGCCTAATGTTCGTCTGATAATGGACTCCCCTCAGCTGTGGCAATATGCCCCTGGGCTATCTGCTATCAGTAAAGACCCTACTTACTTAGTAAGTAGTTTCTACTCTAAGCGCCCGGGCTATAAGCAAGCCGACACCTACAAAACGCTATCTAGCTTCAAGCGAGTGGCTGAGAGGATGCTTACTGAGAAGTGGCCTAAAGTCATTTACCCAGAACTCCCTTGGCACGACTCGGCCCGTAAGAGTGAATTGATCTCCGATCACCTGCCCCATGTCACTGACGCTTTCGGACTAAATTTAGATGGATACTTTCTAAATAATAAAAATCCAGACTATAAAGAGGTCTTTGACGCTCCTTGGTCTGTTGACAGCTTCAAATCTAAATGGGCTGGGAAGCTCAGCAGGACTGTATCCATGTCGTTCAGCGAGCTAAAGCTTGGAAAGACTTTTAATGATGTCCATGCAGAAGCTGCGCTTCGTAGTTCAATCGGCCTGATTGTTCCGCCTACGGACCGCAACGTCGGGACGTGGTGGAGTTATAGGTACCTGCAGGGCTTGCTCTCTGGCGTTCCTGTAGCGACTGACTGGACTGAGTCTAAAGCTTTGGGATCGGCGTGGGCCGTATTACCGTATCAAATCGAGGACATGACCCCGATTGAACGAAAAGAGCTGGCTCAGAAGCAACTCGAATCCTATAAAAAGAACGCCCTGAGTCTGCCTGAACTAAAGCAAAAAATTGAACTAGTATTAAACCATAAAGGAGAACACAATGCCTGAAGTAAATGATGCGTGGGTAAAACAGCAACTAGAAGAGGCTAAGGTCCGAGTAGGGTCTGGCAAGGCTATTATCCGGTTGCTAGAGACATGGGAATCCCTAGGTGATTTGTCGGATAACATCTCTAAAGAGACCATTGAAATCTTCAGTCGACTAGCCTTAGGCAGGTTGGCTAAAGATCCAGAAGCAAAACCAGACGAGGTCTGGGTCCCTGCTCAGCCTGGCCAGATCAAGGTGGGCGATGAAGTCCGAGTTCTAGTAGATGCCTTTAATGACAAGACTGGCGTAATCCACAATGGTCGTCGTGGAAAAGTAACTGCAGTGCGCTATGGCGATGTAATCTTTAAGTCAACGGACGGCAAGACTCCAGAACTAGATGGAGTTCACTACTCTCCATATAAGCTAGAAAAAAGGATTAAGTAATGCGCACCAGTTTCGAGATCAAGGTATACGCAAATACCCTAGAGGATGCGAAAATCAAGGCCTACCAAGAAGTCTCTAAGTTCATTGGAGTACCTTCAGATGAGGTAAAAGGAATGGTTGACCTAGAACTTAAGGTGAAGACCTATGATCTAAAGGATGACGCCCCTGAGCCAGACGGTGACTTCGAGGTAGTTGTCTACGGCGCTGTAAAACACAGCATTGTAAGGCCGCTATAAATTATTTGACAAAACCAACCGTAAGCGGTACATTGTTTCTATGCAAACATTTGTACCGCTTACTTCTTCTTTTGAAGACATTGCCCGCACGCTAGATCGTGCCCGTCTCAATAAGCAAGCCCTAGAAGGCTGGCAGATTTTGATGACCCTCCTTGAGCTGGATCCCCATGGCAACCACCGTGTCCCTAGGGGCTGGGTAAATCACCCAGCTGTCAAGATGTGGCGCGGCCATGAAATGGCGCTATATCTCTACATTCAAGCGATGGTGGATGAGTGGAAGCGTCGTGGCTATAAGTCAACTATTGGTGACAAAGCTAAAGACACTATCAAGACTGCCATGTCCAAGGGGTTGCTGGCCTCGTCTGCTTCGAGTAACCCACGGTGGATTTCTGACATGAAACTATTTAAAGAAGTAGCTGCGAGCCATCGGTTAGCTCTTCTCAGCAAGGACTATGAGTGGTACTCACAATTCAACTGGGACGAGGACACTGGTAAAAAGCCAGAAACCTACGAATATCTCTGGCCTGAATAAATTTGTAATTTACGGTATTTAACACGAAATAGTTAAACTTCAATTGTAGAATCTTTATATGAAAGATTCTCGAATTGGCGAGTCGCTTTGGTTTATCTGGGACACCCCCAATAACCAATTTGGTGACTATCCAATTTTCTACACCGAAGATCACGTTGATATAGATAATGAAGTCGTTCGACGTGCCTTGGCATCTGCAATCCAACGTGAAGGGATAGTATCCTCTCTAGGAGAGGGCTACTTTCTTGTTGATCATGGAGAAACTTGGCAAGGGTATTCTGGGTCTGTAGATTCTAGCGAAGTAGAGGATCTTTACGAATGTGATGAAAATGGTTCAACTTCCGACGGAGAAATTATGCCAGAAGTTGCCCCCACTACTTGGGTTAGGATTTTTGACTTTTGATAGACACGCCTGGATGGTACGAAGAAGCTGAATGCTCTAAGCCAATATATAGAGATGTAATTAAGAACTTCTTTCTGAACAAGTCGGCTCAGCAGTTGCCTGCGCTGAAGATATGCGACGCATGTCCAGTAAAAAGAGATTGCCTTAAGATGGCCCTAGAAAATAAAGAAATATGGGGCATATGGGGAGGGCTCACTCCTAAAAAGATCCGTAGGACTCTATCTGTGAACTGGCAAGGTCAAGAGATGCGCCATAAACGCCCACCGCTGTGTCCGGCCTGTAAGGCAAAGACTGACAAACTTATAACTAAGACAGTCAATCGCCCTAACGGCGGGCGCTGGGCAACCATGAAGCTAGTCGAGTGTGTGGAGTGTAGTTTCTCATGGCAGAGCAGAACAAGTGCTAATGCTGTAGAGGCGTTTCACTTGCTAAAGACTAAGAAGAAGTCTTAGCTGCAGCCTTGTAATACTCTAGATTGTTTTTCAAACGTTCGTTGTTTGGGTCGTGAAGTACGGCAGCTTCTCCATAAACCAAAGCTTCTTCGTACATCCCCAAGTTATATGCAGCTATAGAAGCTAAATCGTGAGGTAAGGCTCCCCAAGCAAAGTCCTCGCATAGATAGTCCAGTGGCTTCTCTTTGATCTTGAGAGCGTCCAGCGAAACCTCGTAGCAATCAGCCCAGTTCTTTTCTTCGTACAAAAATTGCGCGTACTCTACGAGGGCTTCCCTGCGTCCCGGGGCTTCGTCTACCGCTGAAACTAGCCATGTAGAGCGATTCTCTGGCTCGCACTTAGCTAGGTAGCGCATTGATGCGGCTCGCTCTGGCCTCCAAGTTGCACTAGGAATTGATAGGTGCCTTTTGAATTCCTTAGCAGCTTCTTCGTACTGAGCATAGAAGAAGAGCTCCCTAGCGTAGTAAAAAGCACTTCTATCGTCGTTTGGCGTTTCTTTTACAGCGAGTTTCAGTAGTGGGAGGTACTGCCCGCGACTTTTAGTTGGATCGGCCCTGTGGTGTAGAATTAGCTCTGGGATAGTTACTCGACTCTCTGGTTGATCCATTTCCCAGTAAAGAGTCTCGTGACATGGTTGACGCCAGCGATACCCAAAACGTCCATGAATTTTGTCAGCATAAAACTGAATGCCTGGAGTTACTCCATCTTCTTTCCAGTTCCAGATGTAGTCATAGGCGATGCGATCAATGTTTCCGTTGGTTTCTTGCCAAGCCTTATCTATTGCATCTGACCAGCCTGGTTGTAGATACTCGTCTAAATCAATTGATAGGCAGATATCAATATCGGCTGGGATCAAACTTAAGGCCGTATTTCTAGGAACATCAAACCGCCACGGCTTCTGAGTAATCTCATAAACAACTGCTCCGCGCTCACGTAGACGTTCTACGGTGCCGTCTGTTGATCCGGTGTCGCAGACTAAAACAAGATCTGCTCCCTCGTTTGCATCCATAAATTTATCTACATGTTTGATCTCGTTAAGCGCGATGGCATAGACACAAGTTCTTACTTTACGCATTTGATCCTTCGTACCACTTCATGTTTTCAATAAGTCTTTGATTGTTCGGATCTAATTCTAATGCTAGCTTCCCGTGTTTAAGTGCCAGCTCGATTTTCCCGCAGTAGTATGCGGAAAGAGCGACGATGTCATGAGGACCGTGCCCCCATGCTTCTTCAGCGTATGTGAATCCGTCACGACGTTCAATAACATCTAAACACTCTAGTGCAAGCCTAAGAGCTATCGAGTGGTCTCCTTCAGACGAGTAAAGTTTTGCCATATCGTATAAAGTCTCTCGCTCTTTACTCTGTCCATAGGCTCTCCACAGCTGTACCATTGCGGTTTCTGTGTCCCCTTTTGCTTGGTAGTTGCGTGCAATGTTTCTTGCAATATAAGATTTAACAACAGGGCCATCGGAACACTTATCATAACTTTCGGAGCGCCAAAATATAGCTTGATCTAGATTTCCTATAGCCTCGTAATCATTTGCTAAGAAGTACCTAGTGCGCCAATCTTCATCGCCTTCATTGATCTTTTTGTGTAGAAGGTTCAAATAGCTGCGTCTACTTTTTGTAGTGTCTTGCCATTCGTCAAGAAAGATTTGATCATTCCACAGGGGTTTCTCTGAAATAGACCAAGATAAGGTCTCATGAACTGCACCCACCCATTTGCAATTATGACGAGAGTGGATCTTAGAGTGCCATTGCCAAGAACCGCCATTGTGTCGGTATCGGTGATTCAAAATAGTGGCGTCTATTTCCCATGAATCCTCTAGATATTCTCGCCAGCCTGGTAACAAAACTTCATCAATATCCAGCGAGACTGCAATGCCTACATCTGAAGGTAGCAAATTTAGAGCTGCATTTTTAGCGTCATCGAATCGCCAAGGAGCTATTTTGATTTTGTAAACCTGAACCCCTAGTGACTCTGCAAGGGCAATAGTTCCGTCTGTAGACCCAGTATCTGCCAGCAAAATATAATCTGCTTCTTTCGCAGACTCTGCCCAGCGTGAAATGAATTGCTCCTCATTTAGAGCTATAGCGTAGACCGCTACCTTCATAACTACTCCACTGTAATAACGCTGATGAACTCTCGAGGGTTAAAATCTCCACCTAGAACCATGGTAAGAAGTCCGGCATTAGAGGTTGCGCCAGCTCGGTCACGGTACCACTCCGACCCCGGGTCCGTGGTTGGGCACTGGCACCACAAGCGGTGTCCGATGTCCATTGTACGGAAGTTGTGGTAGTGGCCAGAGATCCATACGTCACACAAGCCTAGGGCAGTCTGACCTAGGGACTGTTGCTGCAGATACTTCTCTGGATTGTTTGCACTCATCTGATGGCCGTGGAATAGTCCTACCATTGTTCCGTTGATGTCTACTGCTAGAGTCTGGTGTCCCGACGCAGGGAAGCGGAATTCAACATGCGACAGAGCTTGGTTTTCTGCACACGCATCCTGAACGGCAGATGCAATTTCCACATTCCATCCGTCTGCAGGATCTGCAGCGACTTGGCGAGTTACCTCGTCGTGATTTCCGTTTACTACGGGGACAACCATACGCTCCGCCATTGGAGCAAAAGATTTAATCTGCGACATAAGTAGTCGACGTGCTACACGAACTTGCTCGGTCAAACCCAAGTCAGATGCAGCTTGACCTTGCAGACGTCCACCCTGAGAAACAATTCCTTCTACGTGGTCACCAGGTAGTGCTAGAACAATTGTGCCTAGCTCTAATCCAATTTTTTTATAAGCCTCGAACTTGTCAACAGCTTTCTGTGTTCCAGCCAAGATTCGATCAATAGACTGCTGAGTACCATTACCTTGAGCCTTCTTACCGATCTGCTGATCGCTCGGTGCTACTAAGTATGCACCTTTACCAGTGCGCTGCTTTATACCGCGCTCTGGACGCCACTTCTTAATTTCGTCAATTAGCTTCTCTGCATCTAGTGCATTTTCCCGATCGGCCCAAGCGTTGTTCGGGGTTAGATTCACTCGAACAGACTCGAGGAACTCTCCGTCATACTTCTGCCATTTACCTCGGCGCATGGACGACACTGTCCATTCCTCTGGGTCGAGTCCGAATTCTTGAAGAATTGAGCTAGCGTCAGGGATCTCTGATGATGGACGGGGCTTCGAGATTACAAAACCACCCTTAGAGGAATCAACGTCCATTCTTGGACGCCAATCCTCTGGGATATTTAGAGACTTAATGTCAGATCCGGTTGTCCCCGGTGAAGCTAGTTTTTCTAAGCGTTCGCTTAGGCTCATTTCTGAACCTTCCTATAGCATGTACAGATCTTTCCCCTATGACGATCAAAGGAGCTCTTTGATACATCATACCCCTCTTCACGCATAAGTTGGGATAAAGTTACATTAGACACGCTAGCGGGATCTTCATAAGATACGGCCATCACTTCATTCAGAAGTTGTACGTCCTTAGTGGGCAGTTTAGAAAGTATCCGCCCTACTTTGCATTTTAAATTTGAAGACTCTGACTGGGCGTCAGCAAGCTTTTTTGATAGAGACATGACTGCTCCTTCATTTCGTCTATTTCGTCATTTTATAGCTTATCAACATTCAAGTCAATATTTAAACTATTCTGGTTTTTTTCGAGGCCTTCTTCGAATTGAAATAGGCTCTTCGGTCATTCTTAGCCCGCCTAGATCTAGGCCGTTTTTAGCTAAAATTATGTCCTTTATAAGCTCTGTTTCGGCTGACATCTTTACGACGTGAGTCTCGATGCTATTGACTCGATCCGCCAACGAGCTACCACCGTTCTCCCAGAGTTGGTGCTCTACGCGATCTAACCGCTCAGATATGGTTCTGCCCTTACCGTCTGCCCCCAGTACTTCACTCAGGCGGTGAACGATTCTAAAGGTAGCATATACGCCACCAAAGATAACGCCAAGGGCAGTTATTACGGCAGCAATAGTTAAAATAATCTCGACAGTCATGACCTATAATAGAAATCTACTCGGTGAACCAATTAGGTTTGTTTCATCTATTTTACCCTAATAGGGTCTTCCTTATTTGGCTGGGCGTTAGGTCGTCCCCCTGAATGAGTCTGCTGGCATTCTGCCATTTTAATTTTTCAGTTTGCATTTGTTGCCTTTGGCTGTATGCTGATGTTAGTATTTTCGGAGAGTTTATGTATTTCTTTAGTGACGGCAAGGCGGTAGCGTAATGAGCGCATGGGAGACAGCGGGTAACGGAAAGCTTGCTCGCGGGGCCGCGTACTTTGCACGTGAGCACGGGTGGACAATTCTGCCAGTACACGGCATTACTAGTGACGGTCGCTGTACTTGCGGTCGCCCTCACGTTGAGACCAAAGATATTGGTAAGCACCCGGCCTTGAATAGCTGGAACACTGAATCCTCTAACGATCCTGAAGTAGTTGCTAAGTGGTACGAAGAAAACCCTGACTACAACATCGGCGTTTTCTGTAAGCCGTCTGGATTCTTCGCGATCGACATTGACCCACGTTCTGGTGGAGATGACTCCTTTGAAATTCTTGAAGCACGCGCCGAGGGTGCGCTACCTCCAACTGTTGAAGCGCAGACCGGAAACTACACCGTACGTGGAAAAGTTGTACGTGGTCGCCACCTAATCTACAAGTGTGACCCTAATGAAAAGTTTCTAGGCAACTTAGAAAAGTCTGGCCTTAAGGGAATTGATATTAAGCACAATGGGTACATTCTTATTGCGCCTTCTCGCCACTTCTCTGGGACTACGTACGACTGGAAGCCTGGCCACGCTCCTTGGGAGATGGAAATTGCTACAGCACCTGAAGAGCTACTTGCAGTCCTACGCGCTCGTACGCCTCGTCAAGGATCTGGCTCTGCGTATAAAGAAGGATCATGGGATTGGCTGGACGAACTTGAGTTCAGTGGCGAAAAAGTTGACATCGAAAAGATTCTCGGTGAAGGCATCGACGAAGGCCACCGAGCAGTCGAGGTTTATCGACTTGCTTGTGCTCTAGCAAATAAGTTTGGTACCAGTTCCGAATCTCGTTTGATGATCGAGTCAATGATGATTCGCTTCAATCATGAAATGATCCGTCCTCCTATGGAGCTAGAGGGTCCCAACTCGCTATTGATGCATACTCACCGTGCAATTGATTTTGTCTCTAACAGTCCGAAACTTGATCGCAAGTGGGAGGGCCTGACGGAGTGGGCGCGTAATGGCGGTAACGAATGGGCTAAGAAGTCTCAGGAGGAAACCTCTCAGTCACTGGTTCTATCTGGCTCTGACAACTCTGCTATGCCTGCTGTATCTATGCCACCTAAGTTTGTTGGGGACATTGTTACTGACCTAATTGAGAGTGGTGTTTCTGTAGCAGATGCTACAAACAAGGGAAACACTCCCCTACCTAAAGACGTTGACGCAATTAGCGCCGAAGATGGTGGACGTCCGGGCTACCGAACTCTTACTGATGTTGGTAACAGCCGTAGGCTTATTGACACATACGGATCTGCAATCCGCTATACCCCTGGCCTAGGCTGGTTCTATTGGGAAGGTCAGTACTGGTGTCCAGACGCTGAAGAACTACACCTTAAAGAACTGGCTAAACGAATTTCTACAGTGATTGCCAGCGAAGTTATTAACTACGACGAGGATGACCCTAAGCGTTCAGAACTAGTAAACCACGCTAAGCAAGCTAAGTCAGCTGCAAAGATTTCCACCATGACAGCACTTGCTGACTCGGATGAGCGAGTCTCTGTTCCTGTAGAAAACTGGGACAGCTCCCCCCACTTGCTGGGCGTTCTCAACGGTGTGGTTGATCTGCGTAGTGGTGAACTTCTACGTGGTCGTCCTGACCTGCACATTACGAAGCGTGCTCCAGTCTCATACACTCCTGGATTGCGTAACATCCGCTGGGAGCAGTTTATTGACTATGCAACTGGTGGCGATAAGGAACTCCAAGAGTGGATCCAAAAAGCAGTTGGCTATACACTAACTGGTCTTAGTAACCAAGACGTATTGTTTTTGGTCTATGGACCTCCAGGATCTGGTAAGAACACGTTCGTTGAAACTATTGTCAATGCTCTTGGTTCTGAACAGTATGCTGGAAAATTGCCATCTGAAATTATGGCGTCTGGTCAGGCTCAGAACTCTTCGAACCAGTACTACATGGCTGAACTTCGTGGTAAGCGTATGATCTGGATTGACGAGTTGCCAGAGTCCGAGCGTCTAAATGAAAACCAGATTAAGCAGCTGACTGGTTCATCAACTATTCAGGGTCGTTCACCTGGTGAGAAGCCGTTTACATTCAAGGCTCAGGGCAAGATGTGGATCACGACTAACCACCGTCCGATCATTACTGACGATGCTATGTGGCGTCGTCTGCGTCCAATCCCATGGTCAAACATTCCAGAGACTTCAGATCCAGACCTAAAAGCATACCTATCCGACCCGGAGGGCGGTCTTCCAGCAGTTCTATCGTGGGCGGTAGATGGTGCAATTAAGTACCTGACTTCTTCTGCGCGCGATCCTCTTGGAATGTGTGGTGCTATTAGTGACGCTTCTGACATCTATCGTAAGAACGAAGACCGAATCGGTATCTTCCTTGATGAAGAAACTAAGGAGTCGGTAGGCGCGTCTGCTCAGATTAAGAGCCTCTACTCTGTTTATCGTGTGTGGAGCGATGAGCGTGGCGAGCGTCCTATGTCGCAAATCGCATTCCAGCGCAAGCTTTCAGATCGCGGTATGGCGGTTGTTGGTCAGGGAGCTAAGGCGACTCTAGAGAATCGTGCTTTGAATCCTCGTGTTGTCCCTAGTGGTGAAGTTGACTGGGGTATGGCGACACGACTAGCTCGAATCTAATCGGTGATGTCAAAACTTTTGAGTAATCTTTCCGGTACTGAAATCTAATCCAGCGAATACTTCATAGTCTTCTAAAGATCTTTCTGAACCCAAGGCAGTATCGTCAATAACTCGGTGTGTGAAGATACGTCTAACCTCTTCTTTAGATTCTAGGTCTAATTTTTCCCAGAGTTCGGGCCAGTCTTGCCAGCAGTGATGGCGTCTGTTTTTTTCTACTCCGCCTTCGCCGTAGTATAGGTGCCACAGGAACTGATTGTCTATGGCCAGCAACGTAAACCCGTGAGTGAACGCTCTAGCTGCAATCAAAATCTCTTCCCCCCAGAATGCTATCTTCTTGTTTGGCTTTATAAGAGCAAACTCTCCTATGGTGAAAATAGCACCTCCTGACACCGAGGCGGTAAACCCGCAGCCTTCTGGAAGGGCTGAAGCCAGCTGGCTAGGGATTAAAGTACCTCTAAATTGATCAGGAAACTCTTGAAAAGATATGCGTGTGAACTGTGCATTTAATCTGTCTCTTACCTCTCCCGAGTCGGAGTACCAGTAATTACCGGGATACCCTGTCAGCAGTGGTTTGTCTATACCTAGCTCTTTAAACTTGATCAAAGATTTAATTGCTGTTAAGTCCCAGTCTTTGGCAAATCTCATGTGAGAGTCTATTTGAAGGTAGAAGTCTTCACCTGAATATTGTTCATTTGCAATATATCTAGATAGTTGCAGTCCTATGTTTTCTGGTGCAATGCTCTCTAAGTAGCGAATCTCTACCCAGTCCGGGGTGTCTATCTCTAATGAAATTTCACTTGGATAAGAGATGCAATTGTGTACTCCAAAAACTAAGCTATTAGACCCTGATGCCATGTCAATTGCATTTTTTATGGTGAGCGGTAGCTCGTAATCTCTATATGAAGGGATCTGGATGAAAATAGATGACATGTCTCTACCACTTATGCAGCGGGCAGGTTGCGCTTTCCATAGAGGTTTTTAACTTCATAAAGCACAGGCACTCGCTACATTGACCTGTAATCTTTACAAATTTGTCGCATCCTTGACATATTGAAAATCGTCTAGTTGATTCTTCGGCGGCTACATATTTTGTAGACGGGACGACAATATCCCAAGGGCGAGTGGCACCTAGTTTCTTTTTATATTCTTCCCAGGGCGTAGCCATTAGGCTTCCGATGGAGGAATGAATTCCAAGCCATTGTAGGTCCAGCCTAGGGTTACTGGAGAGTCTTCAGATACCTCGACCATAACTGGGTTAGAGGCAAATCCAGCGGCATGTCGAGGACCATTAGGATTTACCTCTGGATCGTCATCCAAAACAAATACTGTGAATACGTCTTCGCCAGCGATTACTGCAAATTTTCTTGTTGCCATTATCTATCCTTCATCTATAGCTTAAAGTATACAACTATAACGCACAGACTCCACCAAATAGGCTACCACCACAGGCTGTACAGTTACTTAGATTAATTGGATTACAGGTAACTGTTGGAGCTGAAGTAGTGGCTGCAGTAGTAGATTGAGTAGTGGCTGGTGGTGCAGTAGTATTGGCCGAGGTTCCTGTAATAGACCCGTAACCAAATCTGTTGGATTGGGACGATGTCCAATAGATCGTAACTGATTGGTTACTAGAAATTCCATATACAGTCCAGTTGGTGAATTGAGCACCAGAAGATGGAACTGTTATGGAAGAAGGGGAAATTGTTCCGGCGCTAGATGACAAAGAGATAATTGCTGTCATTCCAGTATTGTTCTCGCAGCTGAATCTTCCTGTAATGCTTCCCGTGGTTGTACTCAGAATTCCCAGAGTTCCGCCTATGTCGTAGTTGGGTGGTGGCGTTGTTGTGGTGGTAGTTGTTGTAGTTATTGTCGCTGAACTACCACTACTTCCGAAGCTGCCTAGTCCGTTAGCATTAGTTCCAGCTACTAGTGCATAGTATGTCCCGGGTGCCACTGAAGTAAAGGTAGTGCTGGTAGCATCACCAGCTAGGGTTTGAGTGGATACTAGTGTTGCAGTTCCCGAGACATAGAGCCTTACCGTAGTTGCAGTTAATGTTTTTCCACCAGTGTTGTCGTAGAAATTCCAACTAACATCTATCGAGTCCCAAGTGGTTGAGCTAGCTGCAATAGTAACTGCTGGTCCGACTGGTATAGACGTTATATTGACTGAGCTAGAGAAGGAAGAAGGCTGAGAAGCTCCATTTGAGTTCCTTGCCTGCACTCTAAATGATTGGTTAGTCTGTGCAACCAGTCCAGTTACTGTTATTGGAGATGATGATCCGCTACCAACTAGGACTGAACTGTCTTGGCTGGAGTAGACCTCGTATGTTACAGCTTTTCCACCAGTTGCTCCTGCAGTGAATGCTACTGTAGCAGCAGCATCACCATATGATCTATTTGTGCCGATGTCTGCAACAGCACCTATGGTCGGCACTTGTGGAATCGTTGTAGCCGTGATTGCTGAAGATGCTAGAGACTCTGCTGAATCTCCGTTACTTGCATATCCAATAGCTTTTACTTTAAAAGTGTAACTAACTCCTGTTTGCAAGCCAGTCACATTAATCGGTGAGGTAGAAGATACGCCGGTGAACCCTCCGGGCGATGATGTAGCTTGATAATAGTTCGTTGGGCCACTATCCGTTGCTGGCGTGAAACTAACATTAGCAGATCCATTGTTATAGGATCTATTAGTTCCGCTATCTACCGCTGATATACCGGTCGGAGTTTTTGGTGGTAGATATGTCCAGATATTAGCCGAGGCTCTGCCTCCAATAAATGGTTTCATTTTATGCCATCAAATCGCCGATAGCCATCCAAGTGTTAGTTCCTGGACGCTTAATCAAAGTGGCAGACGACCACTGAGCTCGAATCTTTAGTCCAGGGGTGGCATTGATGGTCACATTTCCATTGACTGGCTTAAGCGTCACTATTCCAGTACCAGTTCGAACAATAGTTATCTGATTGCCTGTAGAAAAAGCTACTGAAGACTCTTCAGGAACAGTTAAATCTACGTTAGAGCTGCTTGATATTTCTACAACCTGACCGTTGTCAGACAAAGCTAGAGTATATCCCGCAGTTTGCTGGTTAAAAGAGTAGCTATATGATGATGGTCCAGTTGGGCCCGTGTCGCCCTGAGGGCCTTGATCGCCAGTGGCACCAGTAGGCCCAGTTACGCTAGGGCCTGTTGGTCCGCTCTCTCCTTGGGAGCCTGTACCGCCAGTTGGACCTGTTGGTCCCTGATCACCCTGACTGCCTTGAGGACCAGTAGGACCCTGATCTCCTTGAGAACCAGTTGGTCCGACTTCACCCTGAGGACCAGTGACACCTTGGATACCTTGATCACCCTGCGGACCAGTAGGTCCTACGTCACCCTGTGGACCCGTAGGACCAGCCACCGTAGAATCTGCACCAGTTGGCCCAGTCGGGCCCTGATCTCCTTGAGGACCAGTAGGCCCCTCGACACCTTGATCACCCTGAGGACCCGTTGCTCCAACATCCCCCTGAGAACCAGTTGGTCCTACATCACCCTGAGGACCTGTTACACCTTGTATACCCTGATCGCCTTGCAGTCCAGTAGGGCCGGTATCTCCTTGCGGACCAGTCGGACCAGCAACCGTAGAGTCCGCACCAGTTGGGCCAGTAGCACCTGTAGGTCCAGTCTCACCCTGGGGACCAGTTGCACCCGTAGGGCCGACACCCCCCTGAGGACCAGTGGCTCCTCTATCTGCGACAGGTGTCCAAGATGCATTTATTGTTCCTGGCTCTGGCGGATATCCCGGGTTATTTGGGTTTCCAGTTCGGTAATAAA